TTAGGTTGTGTTGCCCACCATTCTACTGTGGCATCATCAACTTCTCTGTCAGGTTGACTGTCTACATCAACTCTTGCATAGTAATCTTGTTTATGGTAACCTATACTAAAAGGATCAAAGGTTTGTGCGGCTATTGTAAGAATACAAGCATCTGGACCTGTACCTACGGTTTCTATATCAATCATAATATCCATAGTATCATTATAACAGTGAATGAAACTATGTCAACCTATTTTCTTGGTTTTACTGTTTTCTTTGTACCAACTGTGCCTTTTAGGCTTGTCTTTGGTGGCTTGTATGCTCTTTGTACTTTTCCGCCTGATGATACTGTTTGCTTACGTATTTTGTTGAGCATGCCTAACAGTTTACTTGCTGGATTTACACGTTTCGTTTTTTTGGCTTTACGTGCTGCCTGTTTGCTTTTGGTTTTACGAGTCACTTTCATTTGTGCTCGACGCTTTTGATCAATAGGACTATCACAATCTTTTGCATTGCTGACAACACGGCCGCGACGTGCTCCACTTGTACAACGCCATTTTGTTTTTAATTTGTTACCTGTTCTACTAAACACCATTTCGTGTTCAGTAATAAATTCTTCTGCTCGCATTAGCCAATTACCCAAGTAAGTGGTTGCGATCCGTCAACATAATTCTTGAGTTCTTCAATTTTTGCATCCATAATAGCAGAACCTTCTGCTTTCATCTGTGCACCGTTCAAAGCAGTACCACCTTGCGGGCCTGCAATAGTAGCAAACTTTTCTCTAGCTTCTCCAATAATCAGTTTACAGTTTCCAATCATGTAGTCTTTTATCCACTGTGATGTAGAAAAGTCTGTTAACAGTTGTACCTCAGGACGTAGATTATAGCACCAAAGCAGAACTGTTTCTCCTGAACCTTTTATGTCACGCATTAGTGTAATTTGTTTTGTTGCACTATTGAAATTGTAATTTAAAAAACCACCAAACATTTTTGCAGTTAGTTCTACATACTGACTATAAAAATCATAGGTAGCAAGACCACCCATCTGATTGCCATTAAGTAAATAGGTGTTTAGTGCAGCCGAACTAAAAGGTTCAAATGCTGATCCTTCTCCGCCATTGCTAAATCCAATTGTACGTCGAAACACCTGCCTAACGGTCATGATTTCGCTTGGCAATGTGTATATGTTTGTGTCTTCTCTAAGAGTGAGAAAATTATAACTTTCTTCAAATGCATTTTCTGCCCTTTGTCGATAGACACCAATTGCACGTTGATAGGCACTTTCATAGTGACTCGCATCTAGTTCCGTATCAATTATGCCTTCGCCTAATTGTAACTTGATGTAATCGAATACTTCTTGCTTTTTTGTTTCTAATGTTTGATCGAGTGTTTCAGTTGCCATAATACCATCCTATGACAGTATTTATGCAATTTACCAGGCCTTTAGTATTACAACGTGTTCGTTTCCTCTACCATTGTACTTGATTTCGGTGGCTTTTATACTGGCAAATTGTTTTCTATTATTGGGTTTGCCACCCTTTATTAGTTCTTTCAATTGTTCAGCTGGTTTACGCAGTGTTTTTTGTACACTTTTGTTTGGATCAAAACCAATCACACTATTGCTTTTAATACTGTAGGTTTTGATTGTTTCGTCGGCAACCACATATATCAGCTTTCGTGTTTTAGTATTGTAAAGCCATGCTTCAGAACCGTGAACTAATTTTTCTGGTGAAACACTAGTTAGTTCAAGCTCATCAAAACGTCTAAGGTACTTGAACTTACGTACTAATTGTGCAGATGTTTTTTGCTTGGCAACTCTTGGTGCTCTATCTGCTTTTTTAACCTGTACATAACTGGCACAATCAGCAACTGCTCTTTCTAAAAACTTTTGTAAACTACGTATCTGTAACTTTCCTAAATGACTGTAGCCTTCTTCTAGTTGTGCTATCATATCAAGTTCTTGTTCTGACATTTTAGCCTGTTCTTTTTTACTAGGAGGATTCATTAGCTCATTGATTTCACTAAGTTGTGCTCGTAGTGGCACTGCAATAATATCAATAGTTTGTGGAGGACATCCTTCTTCTCTAAGAAGTTTCATTATACTGTATTTGTCTGGATCTTTGTAATCATTATTTACATACTCATCAACAAGTTCGTGTACTGCACCTTCGATATCCATTGTTTTATCACGCATGTTTTCTTGTATGGTTTTACGTTCGACTTTTGGTCTTGTATTATCGACAACAAGTTTTGGTGCAGGTGGTGTGCGTTCTAGGGCTTGTGCAATACTTTTTTTAACATAATCACTTGTAGGATGTACATCACCAATCGTACCTGGCAATGTTTGCCAATAAGCATTGTGCTCGGGGTGTATATCTGGCATGCCTTGTCTTAGACATCTTGCATATATGCTGGCATATACCATACCATTATGCCCATGCCGTTTCATTGTGGCAATCTCATCTTTACTATAGTCGTTATCTTTCATCCAAGCAAGTAAGTCAGGAAACAGTTCAACTGGCTTACGTTCATGATAGTACCAATCTACAGAAGCACGTTTATGCCTGTGATAGGCTTCGCCGCTCATGTCCAATGCAGTAGTCCAACTTGGATCTTGTGCTTTGCTTCGTTGTTTTCTTATAACCGGCTTCTTCTTACGAGTGCCCGGCTTCATTAAACTTTTGCCTTTTGCCATTGAATTCTCCTAAAGTTCTAACTGTTTACAGAGTATAACATGTATGTAGTTAGTGTCAACCTCAATTATTTTATTCTTTTATAAACAAAAGGTTGACTTTTAAATTTTATATGTTATTATAAAAATATAGTTAGAAACAAGGAGCGACATATGTTTAGGAAAATCCAAATTACTGGTTTAGTAAAAGAAGATAATAAATTAGTTGAATACGAAACTGGCAAACATGACTCAATAAGTTCAGCAGAAAAAGACCTTTTGAACATGATGGATAATACTCAGTCATTTGGTAATATAAAAGACATCAAACTTGTTAAAGCCGTTTACAAAGTAGTAAAATGCTATGAAGATGAATTTAAGGATTGGAAATATGCTTAATGAAACACTACAACTATACGAACGTCGTATAGACAACTGTTGGCAAGCTGCTGAACATTTTGAAGAGGATACATGGGGCAAACAATTTTGGACACAAAATGCAATGTATCTGCTTCGAAAACTAAACCGTAACCTTAATGGAGAAAAAAATGAAATTTATGTTGATTTCAATGATGTTAGCAAACCCAATGGTTTATGCTAACGAAAAAACCTGTAATTATTGCAGCTGATGCATTAAAAAATGTCGATATAGAAGCAGTATGTATTCCAGCAGGCGAACAAGCAAAAAATCCAGGAGATGCAATGCTAGAAGGTTTTATGAAGCTTATTGATCGGATGGAAAAAATGCATAACCAAAGTATATCAAAATGAATTCTACTTTACTAGGATTACAATTTGATACTAGCAAGTATCATAAAGGTATACAACTTGTCTTAGACTTTAAAAAGTATGAGTTGAGTGTTGTAAAACATGACGGAAGTTATGGTGGTACTCAAGGTTTGTTTGAAATTATGGTGCGTGATGAAAGTGGAGGAGTCGAACTTCCTGGTATCACAGAACCAGGTGATACTGTTAAAGGCTGGTTGACCTTAGAAGATGTAAGTGTTATTTGTAAAAAGTTGATGTCAATCACAGGCGTTGAACCAGTTAAGGTTGCTATCTAGTACCATAAATACAGTAAGAAGGATTACTGTATGCCTAGATTAAGTTTATATCGCCCAAATCGACAAAACGATTACAAGTTTATTGACCGCACTGTTATGGAAATGTATCAGGTTGGCGGTGTTGATATGTTTGTACACAAATACCTTGGCCCTCAAGTTACTGGTGATGACAGTTCAAGTGTGAGCGGTGGCACACAGGATGCAACACAACCAGCCTATAGTACCGAATCACCTTTGTTCATTGAAGATTTATTTTTGCTGGAAAACAGAGATCGCAAGTACGATGACGATGTTTATCAAATGCGAGGTGTTTACAATTCACAGGACATAGATTTTGATCTAAGTCAATTTGGATTGTTTTTAAACAACGATACACTGTTTATTACTTTCCATTATAACTTTATGATAGATACAATTGGTCGTAAACTTATGAGTGGAGATGTACTTGAATTACCAAATCTTAAAGACTATAACCCTCTTGATAGTAGTATTGCTCGAGCTATACCTAAATACTATGTAATACAAGACGCGGCGTTTGCAAGTGAAGGATTTTCACAAACATGGTTGCCACATCTATGGCGTGTAAAAGCTACACCATTAGTAAGTGCTCAAGAATACAACGACATACTTAAAAAACCATTTGCAGAAAAAAATATTTGGGATAATGGAAATTATTATCCAAAAGGCAGTACTGTTTTAAGTGGTGATACCTATTACAAAGCAATCAAAGACGTAGACCCTGGTGTTGAAATCACCGATACTACGCATTGGGAAGAATTTGAACCCACAAGCGAACGTGACACATTTGGCACAGTACAAAAAGACCTAGAGCTTAATGATGCTATTTTACAACAGGCAGAATATGAGGTTCCACTCAGTGGTTACGACTCTGTAAAATTTTACATTGTTCCAACAAACGAAGACGGTTCACCAGCAGATCCAAACAGTTACACTGTTGATAATAATGGTATTACAGTTGATACAACAAATGTAGATGTTGATGGACAACCACAATCTCCAAGAGCAAACGGTTACACACTGGGTTATCTAACCGGCGATGGCTTAGCACCAAATGGATTACCAGTTACACCAGGTATTAGTTTTCCAAGCAACCCACAAGAAGGCGACTTTGCACTACGATTAGACTATTATCCAAACAGACTTTTTCGCTATAGTGGTACACGATGGATTAAGTACGAGGACGATGTGAGAACCAATTTGACACCAGGCGATATTACAAAGACAGTTACAGGATACGGAAACGTAACTTCACAAACACAAAGAAGTAGTTTTGTAAACAATACAAACCAAACTGCTACTGAAGATCGTGGTAATATTCCAGAGCGTCAATCATTGAGTAAGTTGCTTAAACCACAGGCTGATAACTAATGCAACAATTTTTTTATGACGAACAAATACGTCGATTTCTACTGCAAGTTACCAGGGTATTTTCAAACTTTCAAGTAGAATACGGTTATGAAACTGACAATCCTCAAAAGAAAGCCTTATATAGAGTTCCGGTTCGTTACGGTGATGCAACAAGACAAGCTCAAACAATACTGCAACAAAATAGTGCCAACAGTTTACCCAGCACACCTCTTATGACATTTCATGTAACAAACCTAAACTACGCAAGAGATAGAATACAGGAACCATACTTTGTTGAAAAACAAAATGTAAGACAACGTTATTGGGACACAGAAAGCGAATCCTATGAAACAACACAAGGAACAGCTTTTACAATAGAAAAGCTAATGCCTGTTCCTTATGATTTAGAAATCAATGTTGATATATGGACATCAAATACCAATCAAAAATTACAAATACTTGAACAAATACTGACACTTTTTAATCCAGGATTGGAAATTCAAAGCACAGATAACTTTATAGACTGGACAAGTTTAAGTGTGATGTACCTTGAACAGGTTACATGGAGTTCAAGAAATATACCTCAAGGAACTGACGATCCAATTGATATTGCAACATTGCGTTTTGTGATGCCTATATGGATAAGTCCTCCAGCAAAAGTTAAAAAACTTGGAGTTGTTGAAAAGATTATTGCTAGTGTGTACGACGGTACAGGTGATATGAATGAAGCAATATATGATAGTGATTTATTGCTAGGCACAAGACAAAAATTTACACCTTTTAATTATCAAACCCTTTTGCTTGGAAACAAACTACAGGTACTTGAACCTCAGGCAGTTGTGACTAACAATAGCGGAGTACAAGTACCAAGTGCTCCTCCAAGCAATCTACTTTGGCATACTGTAGTTGATCTATATGGAAGCCTAAGAGCTGGTATAAGTCAAGTTAGGTTAGACAATCCATATGATGATACACAGATTATTGGTACAGTAGCATATGATCCTAGTGATGATAGATTTTTATTGTTTACTGTGGATACAGACACTATTCCACAAAATACACTTGATCCTATAAACGCCATAGTAAACCCACAGGCAAAAGGCCCTGGTACAACAAATGGTCTACCAGCGGCATCAGAAGGACAACGTTATTTGTTTATAAACGACACCGGAAGAGACAGTGTAGACGATCCTGGTTTTGCCGAAGCATGGCGTGGTACTGATGGATCAACTTTGGTTGCAAATACAAATGATATTGTACAGTATGATGGAGTACGTTGGAATATTGCATTTGACTCTAGTAACGAGAGTACGGTGCAATATGTAACAAACCTTACTACCAGTGTTCAATACCGTTGGGCAGACAATCAGTGGTTAAAAAGCTATGAAGGACTATATCCAGAAGGTGAATGGAGCATTGTTCTGTGATAAACGCAGTAGGAGTTTGGTTTTACAGTATTAAAACCAATAGATATCTTTACCTATTGAGAAATGATAGTAAGAATCCTGGT